AATCTAAAAGGCACTATGGCTGCGATGCGTGGTATTGGGTTGTCTGCGAATCAGTGTGGATTGCCTATTCGTGCATTTGTCATGTATACAGATTTGAAAGATGGTAACATTGAGATGTATATCAATCCTAAAATTATTTGGGAATCTGAAGAAACTGAATTCTTTATGGAAGGGTGTCTAACCTATCCATACCTTTTCCTAAATCTAAAACGCTCAAAGATGATTGAGTTTGAATACATGGATATGGAAGGAAATCAACAAAAAGGTAAGTTTTCTGGGCTTACTGCTCGTATCTTCCAACATGAGTATGACCATATGGAAGGAAAGAACTTCACAATGTATGCGTCAAAACTCAAGTTAGATATGGCAAAAAAGAAAGCTGCAAAAAAGTTGAAAAAAGTTGTAAAAACATCTTGACTTTGTTCTCAAAACAGGGTATTATGAATATACAAACTGAGAAAACAAACGGAGATTTATATTATGGCACATGAACTTGAAATCGTAAACGGTAACGCACAAATGGCATACGTTGGTGAATTACCATGGCACGGACTTGGTACTAAGGTAGAACAGGATTTGACTCCTGCTCAATTCCAAGAAGTCGCTGGACTTAACTGGACTGTTGAGAAACAACCAATTGTTACTGCATCTGGTGTTCCTATCAAAAACAAAGAGGCACTTGTTCGTACCTCTGACAACACTGTACTTGATGTTGTTGGTACTGGTTGGAATCCAGTACAGAACTCAGAAGCATTTGAATTCTTCCACGAGTATGTGATGGCAGGTGACATGGAAATGCACACTGCTGGTTCACTGAAAGATGGACAAATGGTTTGGGCACTTGCAAAAACCAAAGAATCATTTGAGTTGTTCAACGGTGACGTTACTGACAACTACTTCTTGTTTACTAACCCACACCAGTTTGGTAAGGCGATTAACATTCGCATGACACCAATTCGTGTAGTATGTAACAACACTCTTACACTGTCTCTATCACAGAATGCAGATAAGATGTTGACTGTAAACCATCGTAAAGAGTTTGATGCTTCTGAAGTCAAAGAACAGATGGGTATCGCTCGTGAGAAGATGGAACAGTACAAGTCAATGGCTGCATTTCTTGGTTCTAAGAAATACACTTCTGATAATGTAATCCAGTACTTCAATGAGGTATTCGGTGCGCCTGCGAAAGAGAAAGTGGATAACGTAATTCCTTTCACTTCTCGTAACTCAAAACTTGCATTTGAGAACTTGGATGTTCAGCCTGGTGCTGAGTTCGCACAAGGAACTTGGTGGACTGCATTCAACTCTGTTACTAACATGACAGACCACTTGCAAGGACGTTCTAATGATGGACGATTGGTTTCATCATGGTACGGACGTAACCGTAAGGTAAAACTAAATGCACTTGATAAGGCACTTGAATACGCTGATGCTGCATAAAAAAAATTGAAGAGAGGGATTGAAAAATCCCTCTTGGATGTATATATAATATAGGGTGCGATTCGTAAGTCGCCCTGTTCGACACAAATATGCTTACTCTGTGTCGCAAATACGGTTTTGGTAGTTTCCGCCCAAAAAACTACCACTTTATAAATAAACGTGATATGCCATAATGGGTATCACACTGTAACTTGCTTTTTAAAGGAGAAACAAAATGGTAAATACAGCTCTTACAGACCCTTTTGACAGGGTTAAAACTTACTCTATCGGATTCGATAGAATGTTCGACAGACTACTTGATGATAGTCTTGTTACAACAACAAACTACCCCCCTTACAATATCGTAAAAATGGATGACACCAATTATGCAATTCAGATTGCAGTTGCTGGATTCGGTAAAGACGATATTGAGATTGAAACAAAAGAGAATACTCTTTCAATCAAGTCTAAAGAAAAGGGTGAAGTTGTTGATGAAACAACTTATCTGCACAAGGGCATTTCAAATCGTGCCTTCAAGAGAACTTTCACTATCTCTGATGATGTGGTAGTTAAAGGTGCAACTTTTGAAAATGGGTTGTTGAACGTAGAACTTGAAAGAATCATTCCAGAGGAAAAGAAGCCTCGCCTGATTAAAATCAAGTAATTTTGTAAGAGCGCCTCTTGACAGGGGCGCTCTTTTATGTTATAGTATGTGTAATTGAATTGAGGATTTGTAATGAAATATTTTAAGAACAAAGATGAGCCTACAGTAGTTGATAAAATTGACTACAAATATTCAGAGGATAGAATCCTCAAAGAGTTGCAAGAGTATATTGATAAAACTTACTCTGCACACTATTCCCACAATAGATTTCAAGCAACAGAATTCATCATGGACTCGGGCCATGGAGAAGGTTTCTGTATCGGCAACATTTTAAAGTATAGTCAACGATACGGAAAGAAAGACGGCAAGAACAGAAATGACTTGCTAAAAGTGATCCATTATGGTATAATGGCACTTCATAATCACGATACAACGGAGAATAATTGATATGAAACTTAGTAATGATACCAGAGAAGTTCTGAAGAACTTTTCTACCATTAACCAGAATCTTCTGGTAAAAAATGGAACTGTGATTGGAACAATGTCAGCGATGAAAAACATCGTTGCAAAGGCAACTGTTCCAGATACTTTCAACAATGAATTTGCCATCTATGACTTGAATGAGTTCTTGTCTGCAATGTCTCTATTCAAAGACCCAACTCTCACATTTGATGAGAAGAGTGTAAAACTTAATGAAGAGGGTGGTGGTAGTAAACTGACTTATATGTTCAGTGACCCATCTATCGTGACAGCTCCCAAGACAGAAATCACTATGCCAAGTGTTGATGTAGAGTTTACTTTTACACAAGACACATTTAACCAAATCCAAAAGGCATCTGCTGTTCTTGGTGTTCCAGATGTGGTTCTCAAAGGAACTGCTGGTGGTAGTATTGAACTTACTGTTACTGATCGTAAGAATGATACATCCAATGACTTCAGTATTACAGTCGGTGAAAACTCACCAACTGATTTCACATATTTCTTTAAGGTTGAAAACCTAAAACTCCTGTCAGGCGACTACAAGGTAGAAGTTTCACAAAAAGGCATTTCTCATTTTACTAATGTGAATAAACCAGTTGAATACTTCATTGCTCTTGAAGCAGCATAATGTATCATAAACAAGTCATTAACCTACTTAATGACTCATATATGAAACATTAAACCAGAAGGAATATATTATGAATGATGTGATGTTATGGGTGGAGAAATATCGTCCATCCAAAATCAGTGATACAATCCTCACTGATGATTTGAAAACAACGTTCCAGACGTTTGTAAATGAAGGGTATATCCCAAATCTACTTTTGTCTGGAGGCCCAGGCGTTGGTAAAACCACTGTTGCAAAAGCAATGTTGGAAGAAATCGGTGCCACCTATATGATGATTAACGGTTCTGAAGAATCGGGAATTGATGTTCTGCGAAACAAGATTAAGAACTTTGCGTCTACTGTCTCTATGGATGGTAATCGTAAGTTCGTGATTCTTGATGAGGCAGACTATCTCAATCCACAATCAACACAACCCGCCTTGCGTGGTTTTATTGAAGAGTTCCATAAGAACTGTGGATTTATTCTGACTTGTAATTTCAAGAATCGTATCATCGAACCTTTGCATAGTCGATGCTCTGTAGTGGAGTTTCGCATCCCTACCTCAGACAAACCTAAACTTGCTGGACAATTCTTCAAAAGAGTGCAAGACATTCTGACTACAGAGAAAGTTCAGTTTGAACCTAAGGCCGTTGCTGGTGTTGTAGAAAAACACTTCCCAGATTGGAGAAGGGTTCTTAATGAACTGCAAAGGTATTCTGCTTCTGGTATGATTGACAGTGGAGTTCTTGTCAATATCTCAGAAACAAATATGAAAGACTTGGTTACTTTTATAAAGGATAAAGATTTCAAGTCTACTCGTAAATGGGTTGCAAACAACCTAGATAATGATCCTGCTCGTATGTATCGTAAAGTCTATGATGCATTGTATGATGAAGTTCAACCACAAACTGTGCCTCACCTTGTTCTCGCAACAGCAGACTATTCTTATAAGTCGGCATTCGTTGCAGACCAAGAAATCAATATGCTTGCATATATGATTGAGATTATGACACAGGTGAACTTCAAATGAGTTACGAACTAAAAGATTATCTAAAC